GCAAAGGGCAGACGTGTAGGAGCTACTCACCTCTTCGCGATCAAAGCAGTTGAGCACTTAGCAGAAAACGAGAACCACCACCCGAAATCTCAGATAGTCTGCATGAGCATTACCGAAGACCAAGCCCAGCTTATCATCTCTTTTGCAACGAACTACGCAGAAAAGAAATATCCCAAGCTCATTGGCAAAGGTAGCGACAAACCGACGCTGAACAAGCTCACCCTCGTCGTGAAAGGCAACAAGAGAATCCTCCTTGCCCGTCCCGTCGGAGCAACCGGCTCAGCAGCGAGAGGCTTCGAAGGTCAGGTGCTTATGGTTGACGAAGCAGCATTCCACCCCAAGTTTCTTTGGGATTCTGCAACTCCCATCCTCCTTACTACCGGCGGGAAAATTTGGATGTGGAGTACCTTCGACGGCAGAGAAAATTATTTTTATGAGAAGTTCGAGGAAGCAATAATCAAGCAAGACCCAAAAGCACGTTTTAAATTTTGGGTGAAAGAAACCGAAGACGTTATCCGAGAAAGAAAACTAACAACACACTGGACGGAAGAAAAAAGAGCAGAGATGTTAAAATTTTTAGAAGAAGAAAAGAGGGACAAATCAGCATTAACATACGCCCAAGAATATTGTGCAAAAGAGATGAAAACAGAAAGAAGAAAGAAGACGAATACACGTTCATGGGCAACGACTTAGCGAGAATGGGAGGAGATCAATTCACTGCGGAAGTTTTCACCACCAACGGAAACGGGAAAGTCTACCAAGTCGACCACTTCACCAAATCGATGCTCCTCACGACGGAGAACGAGAACCTCATTAAAGGGTTTACATTAAAGTGGGACTGCATGAGAGTAGGCATCGACGCTGGAGCAGGAACTTTAGGAGTCTCCATCTTAGACCATCTCTTAGAAGACCCCACTATGGCAAGAAAAGTTAAAGCCATGAACAACCGACAAATTATAACCGACAAATACGACGAGAGCAAACAAAAACTTTTCAAAGTCGACCTCTACGATAATCTTCGAGCCATGGGAGAGAGAGGAGAAATCGAACTCTTCAACAACGAAGAGATAAAGGCGAGTCTGCGGAGCATCCATCTTGAGTTTAAAACAGACCAAAACGGAGTAACACACGCACACATTGACGGACGTTTCGCTCACATTGCGGAGGGAATCACCCGAGGAGTGTACTTAGCTAAAAAAGAAAAGATAAATAAACTCCGCTTACATTGGGTTTAAATGGCAGCAATCCTCACAATCGGCGAACAAACGTTCTCTCTTGCTGGAGAAGGCGGAGACATCGAGGTGACAAGTGCCGAATATCTAACGTTGGTAGGTTGGGCTGCTCAGCAAACGCAACTCGACGAACAAACCACGGCTCTTGAAACCCTCGAAGATAAACTCGAACAGTTGCGAATAGCAATAGCGAGGAAAGCATGAGTGAAATATTTACAAACTCCGGAATCGTAAAACTCAAAGCTGGAAGCGAGCCAACCGCGTTAACAAGCGAGCAATATACTAAACTCATCGAGCTTGCACAGTCTCAAATTATGGCAGAAACCAAAATAGATTTCGCAACATCCTACGCGAGTCTCGACGCAGACACCAAAGTGATCCTCGAAGATGCGTGCAGTTCATGGGCGGCAATCGCTGCAGCAGCAAACCGACAACAAGATTTCTTTAGCAGAGGAGCAGCAATCCACAATGCCAATATCAATGCGTTCACCTACCGGGAAAGCATAAAACTGTTGAAGGACAAGAAAGTAACCGACTTCTTAGGGGCAGGCTCATGACGATACCTGAAACGTTCCCGAGCCAGCCCGATAACGCGATTGCCTCTTATGATTATCAAGACATCGAGGAAGGAACAGGCATCACCATCTACTACCCCATGTACGGATATGATGCAACCAGCGACGAACCTCTTCTCTCAACAAAATTGCTCCCCACAAGCAGAAGAGGAAAGGTAACGACTGTTTTGGACAACTCAAGCACCTCGTACGCGACGATGCTTAACGAGACGTTCCCTTCTCAACTCTTTAACACTCCGCGAATCGTAAAAGGCACAGCCTATGCAGTTATTCCGATGAAATTTGACCCCCAAGTTTCCGACCAAATCGGAGCGTTTAAGGTTACTTGCACCATCTACCATAGTGACGGAGTAACCGACACGAGCATCGGGCAAATAGTGGGACCCGAAGTCCAATCAACCCCCGCCGGTTCAAGCTACCCTGTGATCTTTGTATTCCCTATCACGATGACGCAGAAAAACTTCAAAATCGGAGACTTTATCAAGGTCACACTCTTAGCAGAGGTGAGAAGAGTGTCCGGCACGAGCACAACCCCTCACTTCTCCATAGGGCATGATCCTTTAAATCGAGACGGAGGAAACTACGCATCAAACCGGGACTTAACGCCCTCGGTAAGTGACTTCGAGCAGACACGATGCGAAATTCACATACCGTTTAAACTTCTAACATGAGCGAACATGATATGAGGCAAGCAACGACTGGGCTCGCCACCCAAGAAACGACCGTCTCAGCCGTAGCTTTAGACGAAGCAGGAGCCGGCAAAGAAACGGAGTGGACAAACCCGTACTGGGAAGAATACCACGGCTACTACGAAACAATCCCCGAAGTGAATCAGTCTGCGAACAGTTTAGCAGATTGGACGTGCGGAAGAGGTTGGACAGCAGACCAAACCACCACGCTTATGCTTGAGCTGATTTCCGGAAGTGGTGAGGATTCCTTTGATAGCATTATGAAGGATGTAATTGTAACGAAGAAGATTAACGGAGATGCGTATATGGAAATCGTAAGAGACGGACCGGTCATTCTCAACCTCAAACCGCTTAACCCTTCCCGATGTAAAACCGTTTTCGATGAAAGAGGGATCATTTCAAAGTACCGCGTTATGCAAGGTGACGGAACGTGGAAGGACATGAAACGAAAAGACATCTTCCATGTGATGAACAGAAAGAGGGCAAACCAGATCCACGGAACCAGCATCATAACCTCGGCAAAGCAAGACATCTTGGCCCTTAAAGAGGCAAAGGCAGACTACAAGAAACTCCTTCACCGAAGCACGATAAGAGTGTGCTACATCGATGCTCAAGATGCAACCACGATTAACCGCGTGAGAACAGAGTGGAAGGAAGGAATCGATAAGAAAGAAATCCTTATCCTTCCTGGAAAGAGAGGGGACTTTGACGTGGTGGACTTGCCAGCCCCAAACCCCGAAACATTCCTTGCACCTATCCGGTATTATGAGGACAAGATCTTTAGAAACCTTGGAGTTCCTAAAGTGATCTTAGGCGGAAGCCAGGAATACACGGAAGCATCCTCGAAGGTAGGCTACTTGACCTTTGAGCAAGTCTACGCAACAGAGCAAAGAGAACTGGAAGCAGACATCAAAGCACAGTTAGGAATTATAGTCACCTTTGAGAGACCGATAAGCCTGAAAGAACCCGTGCAAGGAAGCGAGGAAGCGAACACAGGGCAAGTAGGCTTCCAACCCAACGAAACATTACCAACCCTCGGGAGGAACGAATGAAAAACAAACTCAACCCCAAAGTAGAAGCCGCGATTAACACGACGGCAGTAGTTCTCACAGGAATAGGCGGAACCATGATTGTACAAGGCGGAAGTTTTATCAGGGGTGCCTCTTGCATCATCTTAGGGTTTGCATTGGAACTGGCTAAATACGAAGCGAGGAAAAGAAAGATATGGTAACCCTCCCAGCAGTTCAAAGAGCAGTTCAATCTCCAGCACTTCAGAGGAGCAAGAAAAAGCTTCTGATCCCAGGAAGAACAGCTCAAGACATCTTCAGAACAGACTACAGGCAAAGTCTCAACATGGGACCGACTCAACAAAGCACTCCTGCAAGTAGTGGCCTGAAGAACAGCGAAAAGGATTTTGATCAAACTCGTATTGACGCAAGCAAGCCCAAAGTAGGTGAGACCCCTGTTTTCAGAAATGAAAAAGGCAATCTCTCTGGCGTAACGGTTGACGGTAAGGACTTCTTAGGACTCAACCCCGAAGATGTTAACAAGATTGTAGAGGCAGAGAACAGGAAGAAATCCCTCCCAGCCGGAGCTGTAGAAGTTGGAAAGTTAGCACAGCGAGGCAGAGACGCAGAAGCTCAAGCGATTCTTGAGCAACAACAAGCAGAACTGGCACAAGAGGGAGTACAAGAAAGAGAAGCTATCCGTGCAGAGTCAGAGACTTTTGCCTCACCTGCCGATGATGCCTTTGAGAGAAATATTCTTGCAGGGGTGGCTGTAGCAAGAGCACTAACAACTACCTTTGGAGGAGAGATTGGTCCTCAATCGATAGCTAATATGACAGACGAGCAGATTTTATCCCAGCCCGCATTAGGGAGGGGACTGATGGCTGCGTTTGGGCTAGCAGGAAACATCGGAGTAGGAAAAGTTAGATTCTCTTCCCTTTTTGCTCCTGAGTCCGCATCGTTAAGCAATCTTCAAGGGGACGCTAAGGACATCCTCAAAGAACAGAGATTTATAATCCGCATGGCAACAACTAAAGGGGCAGACGTCTCCTCGGCAATTCAAGCAGCAAGAGGAGCAGAAGCGAAGATAAGGCAGAGGTTTATGGCAGCTCAACAGAGTTTAAGAAACAGTCCACAAGATAGGGCGGGCGGGTTGGATTTATCGGACTCCATCCAAACTGCTTTAATCATCGCTCAAGGTGAGACTGAAAAATTGAGGAGATACTCTTTGACCCTTGACCCCACGGAGATCCTCACAACAACGGGCGAGTTCATAGAACCGTAGAATATATAAACTAAAGCGTATCATAAAATACATGGCAGATGAAAAGAAAGACGAGAAACCCACTGAGAAACTTACGGAGATGGTGGAGCGATTGGAAAAAGCAAATGAACAAGCCCGTGAAATTCTCAAGAGGCAAGAGGAACTTATTGCACGAAATCTACTTGGCGGAAAGACTGAATCCGTCGGGGCTGCACCTGTAAAAAAGGAAGTCAGCGATAAGGAATACAAGGATCATTTTCTAAAGTACGGCAGACCTCCTGAAGGCATGCAGTAACATGCACTTGCACTTTTTCGTTCGTGGCGAAACGACTTGCGTTGACATCGTGATGAACTGGCTCAAGACCCGAACCATTAATATCCCTTACTGGGAAAACGAAGCCGACTACAAGGCCGGTAAAACTCCGAAGATGCACCCGGGTTCTTTCATTCTTCGCTACTCTGTCCTCGGTAGTTACGAGCTCATCATCCCAGAGCAAGAAGCGGACAAGTGGCTCACGACGCTGGGCTTTCACAGACCGCCCCACCCCAACACCGTTAAGTTGCGGTTAGCTCTTGCATTCTTAAGAAAGGCTATGGGAATCACCGTCCCTAAACCTTTCAAGATCGACGAGAGTGTTATGCTTCCTGTGGAGCAAGCAAAGCATACGGGATTTATCCCTATCGGCGTGAAGTATGACAAGATGGCACAGCTTCCCGACGGCTACCACGAGTTTTTATAATGACGCTCACCGAAATTCTCTTGCTGTATCTCGCTTCCTTAGCCACTCTGGGCTATCTTCTCAAATCTTTTCAACTTTTCAAGCAGTAGAAAAGTATTTAAAGAAGTTCGTACAATCACTTTGAGTCGTGGAAGGTTCACCACGACTGAACCTTCTACGGCGACTGAACACCATGGCAAACGAACACATCCTCGTCCTTCAAAAAACTGCACCTGTACCTTTCACAGTTTCTAACACGGTTGCAATTCCTAAAGGATCTCTTCTTAAATACGCAACTCCGAGAACTGCTTCTTCTGCAAACGGAACGAATGACCTCATCGCCGGTGTTGCTGTCTCTGAAAAAATCGCATCTGACGGACGAACAACCCTCGGGGTTATTGCTGGTCCTGGTGACGAATTTGTAGCTTATCTTTCTGGAACGGGAACCGTGGGAGACTGTGTTTCTTCTATTGCAACGTACACCAATTACATCGCTTCTACTGGTGCAGCTTCGGCTTTATCCGGCATCAAGCGTTTAGGCTTCCTTTTGGAATCCGGAACGAACGGACAGCAAGTAAGGTATCGAATGGATACAGGAGTCGCTAAATAATGACATTCGAAGGACACGGCGTAAACCAAATAAGAGGCATCCAAATCTCCAAGATTCTCAAGGGCTTCTCCGACGAAGAGTTCACGTTCTTAAACCTCGTTGAAAAGTCCACAACTCAAGCAAGAGAGATCCGCTGGTATAAGCGAGAAGCTGGAGTCTTAGACACGACTGACTCCGCTGGCATGACTGCTTCAAGAGTAGACCAGGGTGCAGAGTTAACTTTGCCAGAAGTAGTTGAGCAGAAAGTAGAGAGACAAAATTCCTACATTAAAATCTGGGTTTTAGAATCTCCTTGGATTTCAGAAGAGGACTTCATGGACTCTGACGTTCAGGTAATCGCTTTGAATCAGAAGCAACTCCCAAGAGCAATCATCAAGAGCAGAAACGACCACATCTACAACGTACTTACCGAAAACCAAACACCCGTTAATATCTTGACCACTGCTTCCACTGCTGCATGGGATGCTGCTTCCTCCGTTGCTATCGTGAAAGACTTGAACGCCGGGATCCGAAAGATTCGAGAGCAGAACTACGAGCCGACCCACCTTTTACTTTCCCCTAAAGACTTCGACAGCATGCTTACCCACTTCATCGATACTAAGGGTGCAAGCATCCCTCAGTTTAGCTCTGACAAAATAACCTCTGGCTCCGTTATGACGGTGCTCGGGCTTCAAGTTGTTGTGAGTAACTCTGTTGTAGCTGACTCTGCACCTATCGCAGCAATGAAGCAAGCAGTAACCTACTGGGAGTTTTCACCTGTGAGCGTTAACACTATCTACGATCAGAGAATCGCAGCCCATAAGATTATCGTCAGAGCTCGAGGCTTAGCCTTACTTACTGATCCTAAATGCGTTCACTTAACAACGAACACCCAAACGTAAAATGACATTAGCAAACCTTAAGAAACTGAAAGCCCACTACGAGAAAATCGGGTATACCGATGCTCTCGAAGACTTGCGTAGTAAGTACCCTGAACTTTTCGAATCTGAAAAGGAAGAATAGATTTTTATACTTCTTTGATTCTTATTTCTCATGGCATTTGTAGGTATTGGCAGTAAGGAACTCAAGACCAAGTGGCCCATTGAGGAAGGTCTCACTTTGGGAACTACCAAGCTACCCGAGACGATTGGATTAATCCCCGAGGAAACCGTTGTACCCCTTAAGGAAGAGAAGAGGCTGGCATGAAGGCATTAAAGAAGCCTGTGATGCTTGAGGAGAGATACCACGAGGTTACAAGCCTACTTCCCAACCTTTCAGGAGTAAGGACAGACTCACTTAAAACCAACTCCCATGTTAAAACCGTTGTCTTCACCTACACCGTAGAAACAGCTATTAACTATGTTTTTGCTTCGGGTTCAGGGTATCATGTTGTTCTCCCCGCAGCGTCTAAGTCTCTTGGAAGAATCATCAACGTCAAGGCAATTAATGCCGGCTTCTCGTCGGTTATTATCTCTACTGCTGGCGGAGTGATTGACGAAGCGGCAACGCAAGAATTATATAATATGGAGTCTATGACTTTTCAAAGTGATGGTACTAAATGGTGGATAATTTAAAATGACTGAATTAAGAAACGTAAACGCAACGATTGTCACCGACCCGGTTTTGGTTGGCGGATACACCAAAACCGACCGATACACCCTTGGTATCGACGAGCTGGGAGATAGCCAACCTCAACGAATTGTTTTAGATAGAGCGGGAGAGCTTCAGGTAGGCAGTGGTGAATATTCTTCGGTGACGTATACTACGACGCTGGCAACGGGAGACACGAACGCCTATAATATTCTTCCCGCAGGTGGAGGAAAATATAGAATTTATGGAATGTATGTAACTGCCGTTGGTGTTGCTGGGGGCACACAAGGATTTTTCTTAAATGATACAGGTGCAGCGACGCCGTTTAATTATACATGGTGGGACTTTACCGACGGGAGAAACTTTACTTCTACCGTCCCCATGCAACTGGGATTTATTGAACTTCCCGACGGGCAGGGATTAGACTTTGTGGGGTTGGGCGGTACAGGTTCAGCGACGTGGTACGTTAATGTGTGGTATCGTACTGTTTCTTATTAAGTATCATAAACGTATCAAAAACGAAACATTTATAAAGGGGTTATACCTCTATAAATCATGGAAAACAACATGAACACCAACGAGTTCCTTCAACAGGCAACCGAGGACTACAACCGGGGCCTTCTTGACGAAGCGATCTTCGCTCAGATCAAGGAGATGTTCCAATGATAAAATGCAAATACCCCTCATGCGAGGAAGAAGCAAACTGTGCCGGGCAATACTGCGACATCTGCTATGACCGCTTTAACGACCACCACTGCACCAAGGAGGAAGACGATGATTACCAAAACTAAATTTATCCGGATTCGCTGGAAGGACTACAAAAGAATGAGAGAGCTTTTCCCAGCAGTCTACGGCGAGAGTGTAGCTGATTACTTCGCTCGTCTCGTAGCTTTCATGAATGAGAACGGACTAACAGGGGTTAAGAGCAGACGATGAAAACCTACACCGCAGAAGAGATTTTGAAAATGATTAATGATGTAATGAACAGAGAGAACTTTGGTGAGCTTTCAACAGCTCAAGTCATGGGGGGAGTTTTAGGAGAACTCAACCTTAACACTCCCCGTAAGGACGCTGTTCCACAATTCAGCAACGGGGATAACACTCGTCGGCAGTCTAAAGACGAAGTAATCGGAGAGCTAAGAGACCCGAAAGAACCAACCTTCTTCGGTGACCACAAAGCAAGAGCAAAAGAGTTCGCAGATTTGAAAATTCAAAGCCCAACTTTCCCGAAGGTGTTTGGATATTATGAACTAAGGAAGAACAGGACTGGTATTTTCCTTTTTGATACAGTATACCAAAAATACATAGGTGATTATACTGACTTACCTGCCTTAGAAAAAGCAATCGCCTACTGGAAGGAGTCCAAAACATGACACCGCTTGAGTATATGCGAGGGTTGATTGAAGAAGGGAAATGCAACTCAAAACCCTTCGACATGGACGACTGGGCGAAGAAGAATGATTGCCCTAACTGGTTTGATTGCGATGATT